AGTTCCGCCCTGAGTCGCAGTCGTGCCGTCGGAAAGATTTACTGACGCAAGGTCGTTTACTGCTGAGGGGGTTCCCAGTGAGTTGAAGCCGATAAAGTTGTATCCGTTGGCCTTGGCTTCAATTTCGTAAGTGTAGGAGGTCGCCGTAACAGTAAGGGAGGTGTGATTAAGGGCGTGCTGGTTATTGGCAGTTGTAGGTTGAAGGACAAACCCGTCTGTCTCGTTGCCGGTAATAGTTTCTAGACTACTCCCACTGAAACCCTCAGTCAAAGTTGTCGTCCCGACCAGCAAGTTATGCGGACCCCACTTGAGCAGCCCATCGCTATCCACCATCGTGGCATTGCCAGACCGGGCGTGTGTCAGCGCGTCGTCAAACGTCGAGACAGAGCCGCCAGTGCGGTAGTAGTCGTTCTTGAAGTCTGCGACAAAGGCAGGGCTGAACCCGGCGACCGCATACGCGTCAATGACGGCGACGCTGCCCATCAGCTCGTGCCAACGGGACAGGCCGGACCGGATGCCAAACGGGCTGCGCATCAGGCGTGGTCCACCGTAACCAGCGCCTTGCGGCCGTTCAGGGGTGTGGCGAAGACGCGATCGGCGCCCGACTCGGACGACAGGCTCGCGACCGCGATCCGGATCTCACCGTAGTTGTTCTCGCCGTCTGGCGTCGAGTGATACTCGTAGCCGCCATCCGACAGCGCCGACGGAGCAGAGCCCGTCGTGCACCGCACCTTGATGGCACCAGTGCGGACCTGAAACGTGATGCTTGTCGCGTCGCTGTTGGTCAGCTCCGTCCACACGCCGGGTGGGCACGTGATGGTTTCCTGATTGCGGGCCATGGCTTAGTCCTTCTTGCGCTTGCGCTTGGGCTTGGGGGCCTCCTGCGCCTCCTCGGCGGCAGGCTCCTCCGCCACGGGCGTTATGCCGCGGCGTGCCAGCTCTTCCTCACTGGGCGGTTTCCATTTCATAGCTCACCTCACGAGTCTGCAATGGCGGTGCCGGCGGCAGAAATCCAGTCCGTACCGTCCGAGACAGCGACCGTGGGGGCGCCGGCCAGTCCGTTAGACACGTAGATGAGAGTGCCGGTCAAACCTGCCGCGGAGGGGGCAGTAGCGACCGTATAGGTGGGGATCTTGATATCGCCAACAAAGCCGTTTGTCGACGTTACGGGCCCGGAAAAGGTGGTCGAAGCCATCGCTTAAGTCCTTCTACACAAGGTTTCGCCGTGCAGTCTGTGTAGCGTCAGGTAGGCGTCCTGTCTGCATGGCTAGATGTTGCCTGCGGCAAGAATAGCATGGTGCCGGACAAAAAGAAAGGCCCGCCGAAGCGGGCCTTCCGTCTGTGGAGCCTGCGCAGATTAGGCGCCCGGGCTGCCGTACATGCCCAGTGGGTCAGAGGTCCCGAAGCTGTAACGTTCACGCGCCTTGTAGCGGACGTTGCCAGAGTCGAAGTCGCCTTCCATGGCAGTCTGCATTGCCACGCGGACAAAGTGCTTCATACCATTTGGAACGTCCGTCTTGATGAACCATGCATCATTATCAGTCAGATAATGGTTCACGCTGTAGCCTTCCGGGATTGCCCCCATGACGCGCAGCGCGTTGGTGTCATTGTCGGCGGTGCCGGTCCGCAGCTGGGTCTCCAGCAGGCGGGTGGCCACAAACATCAGTGCCGGAGGCACGATCAGCTTGCGAGGACGTGCGGCGATCAGCAGGCCACGCTCGTCGGTGTGTGCCGCGATGTCAATGACAGACTGCTCGAGAGAGGTCTCGTTTAGGTCAGCATCAACAGCAGGGCGGTTCGAGTTCACGTTACCCGAGACCGTGGGGTGCGCAGTGCTAAACAGAGTCACGCCGTCACCAGAGGTGAACGTAATGAAACCTGTGTTCAGCAGCGACGCCGCCTTGACCTGCTTGGTGTACGCCATGGCACGTGCGAGCGCCTTGGTGTAGCGGGCCGACAGAGAGTCGTACAGGTTGTCCTCCATCGCCTCCTCGGTGATGGAGAAGCCCATGGCCACCGTCTCGTGGTTGTAACGAGCGGTGAAGGCTTCCTGAGCAGTGTCGTACTGAATGCTTGCGCCTTCAGACTTCACAGGTGCCGCGCCGAAGCCCGACAGCTTGACTTCCTCCTCGAAGCTGCGCTCCGAGTTCTCAGTGTCGTAGATTTCCGCGTGCTCGTCTTCGTACTTGTCGTACTCAAGGCCGAACAGCGCGTTGAGACCCGGCAGGAGTTCCTTGAGGGCCTGTGCGCGTGAAATAGTAGCCATTGCTAGCCCTCCTTATACACCAAGCGAGTTGTCGTAGGCGTGAACCCCGACGTTTAGCTTGACAATGAACTCCGGATACGTGTCGGACTCGGTGCCCTTCACAATATCGACGATACGGACAGCCAACGTGGACGTTGCCGCGAGACCTGCACCATTGGTGCCGACCACGAGGTTCCCGCCAGAGTTACCGGTCGAGGTGCTGCCTGCAGTACCAAAGCCCAGAGCGGCGTTTTTGCCGATGGCGCCCGGCCAGCCAGAGCCAGCAGTGCCCGAGTTGAACGTGCCCAGCGCAGCGGTGCCCTTGACTTGGAACAGAGCTGCGGGGTCGTCCATCACCTTGACCCACACTTCGGTGGCGCCGCCGGTGACGAGGTTGGCCGGCAGGAAGTGATTTTCCGTGGGCTGACCTTCAGCGTTTACGTAGCGAGCGCCAACGCAAACACCTACGATACCCGGAGTCGCATCCGCGGACGTGGTCGGGATTTTGATAGCGACGGGGGTTGTGCCGACAGCCGCAGGCTGACCGGCAGAGCTAAGAACGACGAGATCACCGTTGAAGATGGCGGCGGAGTTGTTGGCCGCTACCTTATATTCACGGATGGTCCCGCCGCTGAACGGACGGCCGCCGATCGCTTGGATCGCGCGGAGGCCGTAGGGAGTGGCAACAGTGGCCATGTCTCTCTCCTAAGAACGGGTTTCAGGGTAGCAAGGGTTACTTGCCGAAGTTGGTCTGGCGAGTGGACCGCTCAGGACGGAGAACAGGCATGCGAGGGTCGGATTCACGCAGATAGTTGTTGTCCACGGCTTCCATCTGGGCTTGCGCCTCTTGGAGCTGACCTTGGACCCGGTCATCTGCTACGTCCTCGGGGATACTGCACAGCAGCAAGCCCCCAACCTCGATGTTCCCCTTGAAGCGAGAACCCACATCGGAAAGAACTTTGAGCTCAGGAAACTCCTCGGCCTTGACCGGAACATACCCCTCGCGGAACCGCCGGGAGACGTTCATGTTATCCAAATTGCCCAGAGATGAGGTGCGAACCCAACGGAACTTGAGTCCATTGCGGGGTTCGGGGGCGGGGATAACGGATTGACGTTTCCACGTGGACTTGCGTTGCGCTGCCTCGCGCGTCGTTTGGGTGCGTGGAGTCCGATCAACCATTGGTCTTTTCCTTCATGAGCTGCGCCGCGTATTGTTCGGGGGTCAGTCCAAGGCGCTTGGCGAGAGCCACCGCGGACTGGGTGAGGACAACCTTGCGTGGCGATTTCGACGAACGTGCCGCCGAGGCTACCACGGAGCCAGTCTGACGTGCCTGTGTCTTCACCTCTTGGTCAGGCTCGTCAAACTTATTTGGAAACACACGCCGCATGGCTGTGTCTATCTCGTTATAGTACGTTTCACTGTTTGGATCAACGCCGCTCTTTACGAGCCGTTCATGCACACCAAACGCGTAGCCCGTCATCTCCTCGTCTTTCTGGAACCACGTGTTCTTCTGTGCCCAGTCCAGCGCACGCTGAGGTGGCCGCGGAACCTGCTGGGAGGTAGCAGGGGCAGTCGCCTGCGGCGCTGGACTGGACGCCGGTGCAGGCTGTGGCTTGTAGCTGGCCAGCCTGTACATCTCGTTCTGGAGCTCGGTGAGCTTTGTTTGGGCATCGAGCATGGCATCGGCGTCGCCGGCCTCGTATGCCTGCTTGAACTTGGCCTTGGCGCTCTCCAGCTGCGTCTCGACCCGGGCCTTGGCCTGTGTGACCACGGCCCCCTGACCTTCGCTCAGGCGTTTGCGCAGGTCTTCGGCCTCGCGTTTCTGCGCCTGAGCGAACCGGATAGCCTCCTCACGGATGCGCTCTGCCTCTTCCTTGGCCCGGCGCTCCTCGTGGAACTCGTACTTGAGCTTGCTGATGCGCTTCTTTACGCCCTCGCTATAGCCCTCCAGCTCATCGTCGTTTGGGACGTCAGGCTCCGCGCCTTCAGGGCGCCGCGGCTTGCCGCGGTCCTCGGGTGGCGTATCGTCTTCGACCTCGATCTCGAACTTATCGTCGTCGACCTCGACTTCAAACTCGTCGTTTTGTGCTTTGTTCATGCTCGGCTATACCCTCTCGGGTCCTCCACTACTGCTTCGACGGTGTCGTCATTGATGATGCGGAACTCTTTGCCCATGACCTTGAACCGAGTGCCCGAGTACGACCTGAAGACCACGAAGTCGCCCTCCTTGCACCACGCGCCGTCGGGGAACCGTTCCGGGTCAGAGTAGGCAGTGGTGCCCACCTTTATGACGTACCCGATGATCGACGCGGTCTCTTCCGCGGATTTCAGGTTCTCTGGCATGAATACGCCGCCGTCTGTCTTCTCGCTGACCTCCGGAACGGCGATCAGGAGCTTGTACCCGACAGGCTCCGGTAGTTTGGCTTTGAGGACCTCGTCCTCAACCTTGTTCGCTGTGTACATCTATACCTCTGCAGTGATGTGCGGCCCACCGATGCCGTGCGCGGACTATCCGCGATGTCGAGCAGCTTACTGATCCATAAACCGCTTTTCCAGCTCCTTTATGTCTTCCTCGATCGTAAGATACGCTTCGTGTTGCGCCGCCGCCCGTGCGTATGCCACATAATCTGGGGCCCCGCCCTGCACCATGTAAGACGCTAGGTCCTCGCGACGCTCGGCAATACGGCGGTACAGGACGCCAAAGACTGACTCTTCCATCACTCACCCTGCCTGTTGTCGTTGCGTGTGGTCAGCCCCTGCACCGCGGCCTTGCTGAGTTCGGTGCCGGCCTTGATGGCCTCGCGGGTCTCGGCGCTGTTGTTTGCCGCGATCTGTGTGGCGAGGCGCACGCCCACGCGGGCCCCTTCGCGCTCATCTTCCGAGGCGATGCGCTCGCGATCGACCTCAATCCTCGCCGTTTTGTCCGCCATGTCGATCTCGAGCTTGGCTTTGTCGAGCATCTTCTGGTGCTCCAACTCCGCTTCCTTGAGCGCCTGTGCCCGCTCCTTGATCTCCAGCTCCTTCAGCTGAATCTGCGTCAGCGGGTTCTGCATCTCCTGCTGGGCTTGCTGCTGCGCCGCCT